CATAGATCTAGATGTCGATGTTTATTAACATCTAGTTTTCAGTCGTTTGAACCAATTAGTCGTTGTAAACGAGATTTTTTGAGATTAGACGACATGTACGCGGATATATATGCTACAATAGTATCAGAGTATTATGTTATGGGACAAAATCTTTTTAGAAGGCAGGAAGCTCATAGTGAGGCCTACAAGCAATTTTACATTGAATATTATACGAATAAATCGCAAATATCACTACGGCCATTAACGAATCATATGAATAAACCACAGAGTACGGACGTTCAACCGACAAAAAAGTTCGAGTACGTTGTTGAAGCGGTGGTTGATTATTATCTTTTTCAGAAGTTAGCTTTGGCGAGAGGTAATGTACGTCCGGATACTCTCCAATCCTTGTGTTTACAACGGGTAGATTGGCATAACGTTATATACGGGAGTATTTCAGGGAAAAAAATGTTATATTATACTACTAATAATATTACGATTCCTAAGGAGTTGAAATTGCTCCAAGGTTTCGATGTTGAGGGTAGTATGAGAGGAGAGCCCTTTGGTATTCTTCGTCCGCTTGTTTCAACCGCATTGAAGATGTTGGAAGATTCATTGGAGATGGATGATATGGTAGGGACTCAGCGTTTCCATTATGACCCTAGGATTTTTAGGGAGTATATAAAGTTAGGTACTAGTGGTGGTATAATTCCCGCAAAAACCTCCAAGTTCATGTTGGGAGGAGTTTGTTATAAGATGAAGAATGCGGGGATGAAAGGATTGTTGTTTGAGTCGTGTGCTAGAGAACTTCATCGAATAGTGATGTCGATAGCAAAAAAGAAAAAGTTCTTGTTTCAGCCGTTATGCATTACAAAGATTAAACAAGAATTTCGATACGGTCATGAGAAAAAGATAGAGGATCTAGATGCTTTGAGTCTGAAGTGTCGAGAGTTCTTTATACCTTGTTTGGTAATTTTGTTGTTATCAGATGTGGTGTATCGTTTTCGTATGCAGAAAGAAAAAGGTAATGTTATTCGAATAGGGTCTACTGCTTGGTATGGGTCTTGGTTTGAGCTTGCAAAATATTTGAATTATGATAATCCCGACATTTTTTGGATAGAGGGAGATATAACAGCACTAGATAAGCACATTAAAGATTGGATGTTATATTTGTATTTTGCAGCGGGCATGCGTTACTATGATTGGAAACATATGAATAAGGAGCAGGCTCGTGTTCTAAAGACTTTGATACGACTTTTGATGTATCATGCTACAAATAAAGTGGTACTTCACGTAGGATCTTTTTGGCGATTGGTTCGGGGAATAATGTATTCGGGAGGGAAAGAAACTTCTCACGGAGATAGTTGGATAATGGCATTTATTTTTTCGATGTATGTGTGTTATACCATGCAACGTTATCCTCACCTCCGCGATGTTATTAAACATAGTGTAAAACGGGGTTTTATACGGATTGTCGTTTATGGGGACAATCATATAGCCTGTTTTCCTAAATTTTTGAAAGGAGTTTTTGGATCTCATAATTTCTCTATTTTCTTGAATCGGGCCTGTGATATGGAATTGCGAGACTATAAAGATTTTGATGATTTTATAAGTGTCCCTAATCATCGTACAGGAGGACTTTTGAAGACAGGACCGGTTTTCTTAAAAAGGTATTTTATCTTGTCGCCAGATGAACGTTTAGCGAAGGTACTCCCATATAAGCCAGTAACAGAAACATTGCTGAGAGCTATGACGTGTGAAGAAACGGATGCTCCGCTAGGTTTCGTATTAAAGTTGATAGGACAGGCTTGGGATACTATGGGTACCAATATGGTGGCTTATGATTGTATAAAATTCGCCTATGGTATGTTTTTGGCGTCTGGAGTGGTAAAAACCCCTAGTGAAATGTTGACAGATTATTTGAAAAATCCCGAAGCTTTGGTAAAAGTAAATAAGATAATGAGGAGACTTGGAATGACAGCGGAAGAAATTTTCGAGAAATTTCCAACCAGAAAAACCTTACTGGAAAGACATATTTATATGAAAGATCGATGTAAGTTTGGTGGTTTGTCCGTTATAGATGAACTCTGGTTGCATGCTTTAACTGATTAATAAAAGTTAATAAAATAATAAAAAAAAAAAAAAAAAAAACAAACCGGAA